GGGAGACAGTGTGCCTCCCTCTGTATCAATTATTCTTATCCTTTAAAGAGGAAGAAGTTGTTTGCACCTAATGTACATAAAGCTCTTTCAGATAAGAAGTTAACCTCCATTGCATCTAAGTCACTTGTTTGTGCACCACCTGCTGAACCTGTGATCCAAGTCTTGTAACGTCTGTCTTCAGTTTCTGAAGCACGGTAACGAACGTGTAAGAATGGTCTACGAGCATTTTTACCTAACACTTGATCGTACACAGTCATTGTTCCAGCTGGAACTAATACACCGTTAATTGCACCACCAACTAAACCACCTCGAAGGGTAGCATCGTTTAAGTATTTCCAGTCAGTCTTGTAGAACTCATAACCTCTTCGGAATCCAGAGAAACCTAAGTTAAGTGCCATCTCTTCTGAGTTGTCGAACAATCCGTAAGAAGTTCCACCAGCTCCGTAAGAGTTTTGAGCAGCTAACATATCATCAATATCAAAAGAGAACTGACGATTTAAGAACAATGCATTTTCAGCGATAGCTCCTTGCTTGTCAAGACGTTGTACGATTGTGTCAAAGTCACCCAATGAAGATGGGGTACCACCAGACCAAACGTTACCACGAGTTTCAATAGCATTGAACATACCCTCTGTACCAGCAGCAGTACCAGGAACAACTGGAGAAAGAGCAGTTAAAGCACCTGAAGCAGCAGCAGCAGGAGTTCCCTCAACCATTGCCATCTCTAAGTAGTCTTCAAAACGAAGACGAGTCTCATGTTCTGACTTAATGTACCACAAGTATCCAGTAGCTCCGTTTTCAGTAGTTACTTCAACCCATCCAACTTGTGCCATATCTGAACCAGATACAGAGTACTTGTCCTTAATGATAATTGGTTTGTTGCTAAAGAATACATCTTCAGCTTCGTTAGATCCTTGCATACCATAAGACCCTTTAACAAACTCAGAACCGTAAACAAATACAGTTACTGTAGTAGCAACGGTAAAAGTTGTAATTGCTGGTGCTACAGGTACGTTTCTATAGTAAGCAACTGTAAATGAACTTCCAGTAACATCAACTATTAAAGCTTTTTCAGATTCTGAGGATATACTTTCTGAAGAAAGGAAAACAGTTTGTCCTACACGGAAGTTACAAATAGCAGCTCCAGCTAATGTAAATACTTGCTGACCAGCTAAAGGAGCTCCTAATGGAGCAAAAGTTACACCTGTGTATTTTGTATGTAAACGACCTTGTTCTGCCCACTTGATCATGTCAGAGTTAGAAGGAAGTTCTGCACCTACCATACGTAAGAAAGATGCAATTGATCTATTACCGTAACGTTCGAATTCTTGCTCGTATGTATCAGGAAGATACTGATTTAAGAAATCAAAGTTTGTAATGTAGTTTGAAGACAATGTTGCCTTCACTGAGCTAGGTGTAATCGATACACCTGGACTCGTTTGTAATGTACCAGCCATTTTTTTTTAGTTTTTAAATTGTTTAACGTTTTTTTATTACTAATCGGCTTCCACGTTCTTGATCTACAACTCTAACCTGCATTCCATTACTAGGAGCGTTTTGAGGTGTCTGTCTAGTCATGTCAATATTCTTTGATTCCCTAGATACACCATCAATTGCTTCTGATTTGCCTTGCTCATAAAAGAACTTAGCAAACTTTTCTGGATTTGAGGCTACAGAAATAGCACGGTGAAAGGCTTCAGCATCTGCAAGATATCCATCATTATTTAAGAACTTCGAAATGAAGCCACTTAAATCAACTTGTTCTTGCAATAAGGTTTTAGGTTCTGCTGGCTTATAAACTAACTTCTTGTTCTCAGAAATATTAAACCCGAAACCTTCGAATTTATCTGAAAATAATTCATTTGTTTTGTCAGAGAAATACCTTGACCTCTTCTGTTGCTCTTCATCGTTAAGTGAGGAAGACTCTCTATTTTTCTTGTAAGCATCATAAGTATCTCTTTCTTCTTGTGGAACAAAAGACTCCCTTGACTCAAGTGGAACCTTGTACTGTTCTTTCATTTCGTTGAAATACTTCTTAGCTTTAGCAAGCTCTTTTTTCTTTGCTATTTGTTTTTTCTTGATATCTTTTTCATCATCATAATCTGAATCATATGAAAAATTACTTTCTATATCAAACTTAATATCTTCAGCGTCTAAATCTGCATTTTGACTCTTATAATATTCAAACAACAAAGAATTTGGTTCTTCAGTATCATAGTCTTTACTCAATTGAATAAAGTCTTGGATACTTCGTCCCGTTTCTTTTTTATACTTTAAAAAGGTAGACACATCTTCAGGTAACTCTTCGTTATCCCTACGCTGGTCTGCCAATTCATCTAACGATGTAATCTCTCGATTCCATCTTTTCCCAAGATATGAAAGAACTCTATTATCATCTAGATCTTCAGGAATGTTCTCTCCTACCGATGTAGAAAACTCTATATTCTCTGTATTGCTAGGGGCAGGTGTTCCATTTATTTTATCATCATGCTCTTTTAGCAATTGATCCTCAATTTCTGCTACACCCTTTTCCTCAAACTCTACTGCTCTTACTTTAAATTCTTCTCCCATTTTATTTAATTTAATTTGTTACAAAGTTATAACTTTTTTTTATTTTTATTTTTATCTTTATTACCTATATTAATTGTATACTTCCCACCTATCTCAGTAGTAAATGGGTTTGATGACTCTTTACTAATGGATCCATATAAACTTAAGTTATTATTGTTGATAGGTACATTATACTCCCCACTAATGTTTCCGTACTTATATCCTGGGGAAGCACCTACCTGAGACTTTAAAGTGAGGTTATCTTTCTGTAGTGTTAATCCAGCAGATGAAGAATAATCATTAGGGCCGCTGTAGTGTCCATATAAATCTGGAGTCAGCTTTAATGGGGGAGCGGTAGTAGTTTTAGTTATTCTTTTTTTCATAATTATCTAGGACTAAATGATTCTAAGTCAAATCCGTCAAGTGAATCCTCATTACTCTCAAAGTTTAAAGGCGGAAGATTATTTTTTCTTTGGTTAATAAGGTCTGACTGTCTAGTTGCCTGTAAGTCAATCCTGTTATCCTTTGCCTTTTCTTTCTCTTTCTCTCTACTCATTAATTGATCTGACTCCATGCCCCTTAGTTGCATGTTATAGTCAAACTCTATTGCCATTAACTCCTTCTTTAGATCAGCCTCTGCTCTCAACTGCTGTATAGCATACTCAGCCTCTGCCTGCTTAATCTGGATCTTAGATTGAGATTCCATTTGAAACAATTGAGCCTTTTGTTCTGCTGCTGCCTGTTGAGTCTGCATGTTTGTCTGCATTTGCATCTGGTATTCCATCTGCTTGTCCTGCTGCTGCTTCTCCATTCGTTTACGTCTCTTAACCTTTAGCAACTCATTGCCAAGCTTAATGTTCTTGATATTTCGTATGTCAATGGCATCCTCTAGGTCAATTGTCTGTTGCTGCAAGGCTATCTGTATGTTAGTCTCTAGGTTTGCCCTTTGCTCTTCATCTGGAGATAACTCTATAAATATTCCGAAATCATGTAAATATAAATCTTTTACATCGTTTATTATAGAAACATTATTCTTGCCAATTTGCATAGCAAACTCTTCAGCAAAATCAGAATACTCTAGTATGTCCGCAACCCTGATTGATATACATGTAGCCAAACGCTTGGTGATGTTAAGACCAGCCTCTAGTATGTGTCTAGTAGCTACATTAGAATTCATAGCAGCTAACTTCTGTACACCAACTAATGCATCTGGATGAGGTGACGTTCCATCTCTAGCCTCATTAATGCCCGTCACATCTCTAATCATGTTTAGATAGTGGTTGTAGTTATTAATAAGTGCACCCATTTTTGCTTGACCGCTATTTGAGTTTAACTCTTGAATAGGAATTCTTGCGTTATTAAAGTCACCATCTTGTGTATAACTTCTACCAATAACACTACCCGTCTGGAAGTACAACTTGAGTGCGTCCTCTGGATTGTATGCTGCACCAGTACCTAAGTCAACCTCATTGATACCATCTGCATCAATAAATACCCCGTCAGGAACAACTCTAGCCATTACCTGCTGAAGCTTAAGGTGAGTCAATTGTATCTGATCAGCAAATGGGATCATTCGTCTAACTAGAGACTCCTTCATACCCTTATACATTCTAGGTGCATGCAATACGTAATTTGGTAGTGCCATCTGCGTTGCAGACTTAGGACGAACCATGTTACGCATCAACTCCCACTTTAATAAAAGGTTTGAACCAGCTACAAGTATGCCATCATACCACACGTCTCTTACTGCCTCAACCTTCTCGAACATCATACCCTCCTCAACTGGAGGATTGAACGACTCGTCCTTTCTTATTACCTTTTCACCACCATTTTCTAGTATCTTCTTTTTCCACACAAAGTGCTTAGACGTTTTATAGTTAAAGTATAACAACGTAACAACTTCATTTTGAAAGGCATCATCTTGATAACTTCTAATTATAGGAAAATAACTAGTCCAAGCTGAACCAGCATTTTTAATTTCCGTTAATTCTTCATCCGTTAAGTTTGGATTTATCTTTAATAACTCAGTGTAGTGTACCTGCTTTGCCTCACCAAAATAATAACAATCAGAAAAGTCAGCCTTATCTGTATAACTGTGTATCAAATTGGCTGGATCTACGTACTCAATATTAACTCCATCATTTGGTAAGAACGAATGTTTAACACACGCTATACCAATAGTAGTCAAGTCATAATCTACTAGCTTTCTTGTTTCCGAATAATCATTCATCTTAAGAAGTGTATCGATTGCAACCTCTTGTGCTATCTCTATGCTTGGCTTATACTTTAACTGCATATATAATGACAATTCCTCATCATTCTCTGGCAATTCCTCTGGATCAACATTAAATGCATCTATACCAAACTGTTCCTTGGTAATAGTCAAAAAATCTTTTGCTACCATGTCAGACTCAATCATATCTTGAAATATGTTCTTCTTCTCAGCAGACATAACATCTTGAGACTCAGCCCTTATTTCAAACAGTCTGTCTGACATACCGTTAACTACGATATCTACAAACTTGGGTATGATGGGTATGGGGGTCCAGTCTAGATTTAACATAGACATGTCTCCATTTATAGATAACTCGTCCTTGTACTTCTGTATAGGCTGCTCACCCCTAGCGTATAGTCTAAGTCTATTAAACTCTCCCCGTTGGTCGTAAAACCTACAGGAATTATTCCTTCTTTTAAACCATTCGCCCTCTATGGCCTTGCCAACATTTAACCCGTATTTTTCAGTAGACTTCTCTTCCTCAGATGCCATTTGATTTGGAAACGGGTATTGATTGATTATAACTGGTGATTTATCCATTATTTTTTTATAATTTCGCTTCTTGTTCCACGATTATCGTATGTTACAAATTTAATACTTATTTTTGATTCTTTAGACTCTGGCACAAACATATACCTTCGTGTCGCCATTATGGCTAAACCAGAGCTAATTGATGCATCAAAATTAGTTCTATTATTAACATCAAATCTTGCCCAATCCTCAAGTGTTCTTGTAAAATACATAGACCCCATATTGCTCGAATCTCTATACGTCCCCTCTGTATCTAGTCCAACATACTCCTCAATATAAGACTCAATAGATGATGCGTGAGCCTGCTTTACGTCCTCAGATGAGTTGGGTATCCCACCTATCTCTAACTCTGTCTTAGATAGCTTGTTAAGGTGTTTATCTGGCCTGTTCATTGAGTATCCCCTGTATCCCCTATTCTTAAAATGATACAATAGTCTAGCCTTATTATTTTCTGCCAGTATGGGCATGCCATAAAAAATACAAGCCATTAAGACATCCTCAAAGAATATCTCTGCTGTTTGTGGTCTGGCAATATACTCTAAAAAGAATTCGTTAGTCGGACCATTATTCATATGAAACTTTGTCATACCGTGAAGTGCACCATTAGATCCACCACCACCAACTACTCCAGATATGTCGTATGGGTCACACCCAAATGCCCCCATACCCTCATTGCCTGGGTATTTCTTACCATTCCTAGTTATCACATTATTTCTTAGAGATATCTCTGGTACCCAAGATACATTGAATCGTCCCTTTGGATCTGGGGTCCACACTACCTTTGAATCTTTCTCACCATTTAACCAGTGGAAGTACCCCCTAGTAAGGAATCTCTCCTTTATCAAAGAGTCATTGTAGTCTATCTGTTGATATATCTTAGTCAAATTGAAGATAGACTGCTTGGACTCATCTCTAAAAGCATGAGACTCCGTTCTAGGAAATTGTCTATAAAATTCATTTAGTGCGTCAGCGTCAGACTTCAATGATGACACCTCGTTGTTCCAATATGTTATAACGCTATTTTGTATCTTGTTTCCGTCTATTCCTACTACTGCCTTAGATGGATCATCCAGTACAGGCCATCCAAATTCATCAATATAGCCCTCATAGTTCCACTCCATTGGAATGAATAATGAGTACAGACCGCTCTTTGTTTGACCATTTGCAGATCTATTTTTAGGGTCGCTATCGTTATAAAGTTTCTTGAAGTTATCACCACCCTTAGAAAGTGCGTTAGACGTTGAACCCATCATACAC